CAGCACTTTTGACAATGTGATTGACGGAATTGAGATAGATGAAAACGGAAGACCTGTAAATTACTACATTATTAACGATAGAGATTACCAGACTGCTTACAAAGAGATTAAATTAAAAGCTGAAGACGTTATTAACTATTTTAAAATGGAAAGAGCTACGCAATATAGGGGCATTAGCGAATATAAGCAGGCAATAATTGATATTAAAAATTTTTCTGCATTTCAAACTGCAACTATTCAAGCAGCAAGAGCGAGGGCAAATATCGCTTATGTGGTAGAGCAGGAAGGAACGCCTGGGTTTGCTAACGGTTTAAAAGAAGATGAAGATTTTGAAATGCTCCAGGAAATAAACGGCGTTATGGTGCATTATCTAAGACAGGGTGAAAAAATAAGCAAACTTGACCCTGATTTGGTGGATAGCACTTACGGGGAATTTGTAACTACTGTGGTGAGGATGATTGCGGTTGCAAGAAACGTGAGCTATGAATTGGCTTTTAGAGATTTTAGCCGCGTGAATTACAGCTCCGCAAGAGCAAGCATTATCCAGGACAATAAAAGATTTGATTACGAGCAGCAGCATTTAATTGATTATGTGCTTAATCCTATTTTTGAGAGCTGGCTTGACGCAATGGTAATGGCTGGGAGAATAAAAAGTGTTAATCCCGTTGCTTATTTTAAAAACAGGCAAAAATATCTAAAACCTAAATGGGTTACCCCTACAAGAGAGTGGGTAGATCCGTTAAAAGATATGAAAGCAATAGAAATGGAGTTAGCTCTTGGACTTACTACAAAAAGCGAAGTGGTTGCAAGCAGGGGCAAAGATTTTGAGGAAGTGCTTATACAGCAAAAAAGAGAAAACGAGCTTATAAAAAAATACTTAGGGGAAGGAGCTTTAAATGAACCTGAAAACTAAAATAATCGGAAGCGAGATACAAAGAAGAGCGTCGCCTCAGACGAAACTTATAAACGAAAAAGAAAGACGCATACCTTTTATTCTAATTTCTAAGAATAATGAGGGAGCGAGATATTGCTGCGGCGAAGTCGAATATATTGAAAGACTTGATGTAAACGGCGCAAAGTTTGACAATTTGAAAACCTTTTTTAAGGACCACGATAGAAGCGTTGATAGTGCTATCGGTAAAATTGAGAATGTCCGTGTAGAAAACGGTGAACTGAAAGCTGACGTCGTGTTTGGCTCTACGCCTGATGCGATTGAGGTATTTGAAAAATATAAAGACGGTATTTTGACTGACGTATCTATTGGATACAGGGTTAATGCCGTAAACGTTGAGGATAGAACGGGTGAGCCGCCTATCGTTACGGTTACGGATTTTGAGGTGATTGAAGTTAGCGCCGTAGGTGTTGGATTTGACAAAGGAGCAACGGTTGGAAGAAGTAAAACTTTTAAGGAGGAGAAATTGGATAAAGAAAAAATGCAAGAAAGATTAAAAGAGCTTGAAACTCTTAAAGAGAGAAACGAAGAACAGACAAGGGAACTTGAAGGTTTAAAAGCAAAGCTCAAAGACCTTGAATCAAGAGAAGCCGAAATGCAAGAATTAAAAAGAAAAGCAGAAATACAAGAGTTAGCTATTACTTATGGTGCGGATAAAGAAACGGTACAGAGGTTTTTAGATGATAAAACTAAAACAAAGGAAGATTTCTTGAGAACATTACTTGATGAAAAAACAAAATCTCAACCGACAGTGTTTGCCGGTAAAAGAAGCGATGAAAACAGACAGGAAATGATTAGGGCGATGAGCGACGGACTTATGCTTAGACTTGGATTTAGCCCTCGTGAAAAACATAAAGACGCAGATATGTTTAGAGGTATGAGCGTGCAAAATATGGTTAGAAAAATCGCAGGACTGTCTCTTGAAGCAAGTGAGGCAGAACTTGTAAGGGCGATGACTACAAGCGATTTCCCTTTAATTTTAGCTAACGTGCAAAACAAAGTTATTCAGGATTCCTTCGAAAGTGCCCCGGTAACATTTAGAAAATGGACACAAGCAGTTGATTTTAAAGATTTTAAACCGAGAACTGAAGTTAGAAAAGGAAGTTTCGGAGCAAACTTTAAAAAAGTGCAAGAGCTTGGAAGAACAGAGTATGTAGAAAAAGGTGAAACAGGAATTACTTGGCAAATTCATTCTTATGGTGCTAGATTTGCATTTACAAGACAAATGCTGATTAATGATGATTTAGGTATGTTTACTGATGATTTGCAAGATATGATCGAGCAGGTCGCCGTATTCCAAAACAGACTTGTTTATGATTTATTGCAAAGAAGAGGAGAGTTTACAAATTATGTAATGGATGACGGGAAACCTATTTTTGATGCGGCGCACAACAACTATGACGCTACCGGTGCGGCTCTTAGCACAGACAGTCTGGCTGCCGCAAGAACGAAAATGATGAGACAAAAAGATTTTGACGGAAGACAGTTAAGAATACTTCCTAAATTCTTATTAGTGCCGCCTGAACTTGAAGTGCCGGCATTGCAAATTCTAAACTCTACCGCAAAAGTAGAAGCTGACAACAGCGGAGTAGCTAACCCGTTCAAAGGAGCCTTTGAGCTTATTAGCGACATGGAGCTTGAAGACGCAAAAGCTTGGTATTTAGCGGCGGCAAAAAAAACAATTAAAGTAGGTTATTTGCAAGGAACAAACAGAAAACCTATCGTAGAAGAGATTAACAGAAGCAATATTAATGGAATTGAGTATGAACTTGTATTTGACTTTGGTGTAACTGCAGAAGACTTTAGAGGTCTTTATAAAAACAACGGACAATAAGGAGTAGAGAATGAATAAAGAAGCAGTAATTAGACAAGAAGCGGACAGAGTGCCTTTTACTCTGTCTGAAAATGTAGAGGTTGGAGATATTTTACAATACGGGAAAGACCTTGCAGCAGTTGCCGGAACAAGCGGACTTGCCGGAGAAACTATTACAGTATATGTTGGAAATGTAGTAGTAGAAGCAGTAGCGGCGACGGATAAAGAAATTAAAGTTGGGGATAAACTCTATTGGAACCATATAAATAGAGTGCTTACAACAGATGCAGATGATGGTGGTGATCCTGTTACAAAATACAATCCTGCCGGACATGCCGTAACGGGTAAAGCTGCTAACGTTGCTGGAACAGTAGAATTTCTACTAAACAGATAAGGATAAAAAATGTTTGTAAAACTTAAAAAAGCGGCGGTGTATAAAGGTAAAAAATACGTTGCCGGAGACATTGTTGAAGTTGGTGACGATTTAGGCAATAGAATGATTTTAGCCGGGCAGGCCGAGAGAAGCAATAAAAGTGCATTTGAAGAGCAAAAAAAGGCAAAAAATGCGAATAAAGCTGAAAATGTTGAGGATTTAGAAAAGCTGACCGTAAAAGAGCTTGAAGAAATTGCTAAACAAAAAGGCGTTGAACTGCAACCTAAAATGAAAAAAGCTAAAATAATAGAAGCTATCAAGGCGGCAGATTGAGTCTGAAAGATTATTTACAAGAAGACTTAAATGTAATATTTAATCTTGATGAGTTTGCCGAAACGGCGGAATATAACGGGGAGCAAATCCCCGTAATTTTTTATGAAAAAAGTGAATATCTTTTTGATGACGGTTATCTTGGATATTCTCCGGCAATACTTGCAAAAACTGCTGATATAAAAGATGTAAAAACAGGTGATTTGGTTATTTTTAGAGATACAAATTATTACGTTACAAAAAAAGAGTTTAAAGATGAATTAACTACAAAACTCTATCTTAGCAAAGACGCTTCTACTAAATTTTAGTGCACTATATTTTTAACCACTTCTTTTAATAAACTACTCGTATGAGAAGACAGCAAATTATAGACAATTTAAAAAACGGACTTAAAACACTTGACGTTGCTAACGGCGGATTTGTAAAAAACTTTTATGAGTGGGTTATTAATCCGCACGAAGTAGAAAGCTATCCTCTTATCGTTATAAGAGATACTGAGGATAATGTAGAGAGTGAAGAGGTAAGCGGAAGCAGTAAGCACTCTTTAAAAATAGAAGTTGATTTGCTTGTTAGCGATGCAAACACTACACCTGCTTATCTTAGAGAGAGATTACAAAAAATTTTGAAT